CTTGCACGTTGTGTTGTGCCGATGCTGCCATCCAGGCTTGTTCAAGGTCACAGAGCATGGCGTTACGGCGTTCTGCCATCGCCGCTGGTTCTGTATCAGCGTCGAGTTCAATGGTTTCAGCGTCCATTTCAGCGCTAGCCGTTTCAACGTCACGGAAGCTTGTGGCGCGGCTGATGCCAAACAACCGTTGAAGGCGAAGAGCCACGGCTGCTGGTTGGTAGCCAAGGCTTAGGAGTCGCACAGCTTCCCCGACGTGTTTTTTTCTGGTGTCACTGGAGCGTTTCAAGCCTGAGCCTCCAGTACGTGAGGCGAGAACAGGTCAACAAAGCGAGCCAAGGTGTCGGCGTCTTGCTTGCTCAGATAAACCGCCATTGCTTCCAGCAGGGCGTCGTTGTGGACCATGACGGTCGTCACGTTGAGATCGTCTTGGAAGGTGGCGGAGCCAGTTCCGAACCTGACGGTTGATCCGTTCTTAAAAAAGAACGTGCTACTAACGGTTGAGTCCATTGATGATTTGATGATGGGGCGGAGCCAGGTTGATCCCCTTGACTCCTGTACTACAATACAGACTATTCACGGAAACCGCAAGCGGCCCATTCATGACTGACCCAGCGCCCACTAAGACCATTCACTTCTGCGCTGATGAGTGGATGCTCCTGCTCGAAGCGCTTCACGTTTACAAGGACACCAACGACGGTCGCAGGGTCGCCGGTCGCCTTAACTGGGTCCGAGCCAAGCTCGAAGACTGCAGAGCTGAGGAATGTCTCATCCGGCTCAGCGCATAAAAAAAGCCCGCTCAATGGCGGGCTCATCTTTTCAGCAGCCGGAAGCGTTGAAGCTGTAGAAATCGCGCAAGGTCCATTCACGGTCACCCCTGCAGGTGCTGATCATTGGAACGTGGCGCTTGGTATAGAACGGTCTAACGCCGCAGAACTGCAGCGCTAAAGCATTCAACCGGCTGAATGTGGTGCGGCTGAACCAGCGGCTGTCGGAACCTCCATAAAATTCCAGGCACTTGTCGAAACGATTTAACGTTGCGATATGGTTGCCGTGAAGAAAAACCATTGCGTGAGGGCCTTTAATCTCTACTCTCGTGTTGGCTTTTCTCCATTCATGATGGTTCCAAACTGCGGCCACCATTTCAGATTCGATTTTGCGCATTTATTGGTGCGGTAGTAGATGACAAGAAAAAAGCCCGCAATTAAGCGGGCTGAAATGTTTCGTTGTAGATGACAATCTCCTGGCAGTAAAGATCGACCGCCTTCCATAACATCGCAGTTTTAAGTTGATGGATACTTTTGGCACGTTTGGAAAAACCTTCCAAGGTGAAATCGTGTTCATCTAGCAGCCATCTCTCAATGTCTGCCTCATGCTCGTTAAAGAAGTCGTTGATCTCTTTGCGATAGGTGAATCCAGAAATTCCCTGGATACAGCCATAGCTGGCCACATCCCGGATCTCTGAGTCATCCGTGAACCGAGCCTCAAGAGCGGTCTTGAGGGGACAGTCAGACATCAAAGCCATCTCAGCGCACCACGCGAACGTAGGCCTGAGTGCCGCTGTGCTGAACCATTGGAGTTTGGAGCGCAGTCTGGACAAAAACGACACCGAACAAACCAGCGGTGATGTAGCTGGCGAGCACGATGCAGAACGTTGTCGGGTTGCTCATGGTGATCAGATAATCGAGTTGATTGGATGATCCAAGCGACCACCCCTAGGCAGATCAGAGACCCGTCTGAGGGCTGGCTCGCTTGTCTTGGTTGGGTGCAGTCCGGTGACGTGCAAACCGCTGAGGTCTGCTGTCGGCGCCTGCAGCTGCAACCCTGGGGGCTGTGCTGTTGGTGCGGATCTGCTCCCTATGTAGTTGTCAAGGTGCTGAACTGACGGAGCGGGGAAGATCTCCCCTCTCTTCTCTTACAGTATTGCACAATTACTGGTGTCTTGCAATAGTCAGGGGAGGAATTGGGTCAGCTTGCCGACTGGCACACGCTGGCAAAACGTGGGTTTTTCGCACTTTTTCCCACCGTTTCCGGTTTTTCGCTGGCTGCCCAGCCGCCCAGCTGTCGGGGGGTACGGTTGCAAATCGCCGCAGCAGGTAGCAGGTTGCCCACTACTTACACATATGTCTGCACAACAGTACTCGTGTAATAAAAAAGCCCCCTTAGGTGGGGGCAGGGGTCTGAAGTTGTGAGCGTGGGGATCAGTCGCCCTTATCTTCGATGGAGATTTTAAGTTCAGGTGCCTGGATATTGACTGTCTCAACGGATTCACCGATGACACGTCCGATGGAGTCGAGCACCTGACTAGCGGTCTGCAACTGTCCCTTTTTCAGAGCCTGATGAAAGAGTTTGGTACGCATGTGTTGAAGACGCGCGAGCATGTTGTCGCGATCAGCTTGCCAGTCTTCATCAACGAGCTTTTTAACTTCTGCCCAATCGCGCCAAGCAGTATTGATTGAGATCTGTTCTTTCTCCTTGTGGTCGTACACGAGCGCACGAGCGGACAATCCATCGAGCTGTCGTCGATAGAGCCGCCTAACGCGATCTTCTTTTGCTTGTGTGGTGCGATCCGTTAGAGGCTCAGGCATCAACCTATCGACCTTTTTTCAGATAATAACTGCCTGCCATACGATCTGGCACGCCCCAAAGGGGGGTAGGGGTTGAAAAACTGTGTAATGTAATAGCCATGAGCACAAAAGCAGAGCCTGTAAGCCTGAGATGGGCGCAGGGCCAAGTCTTCTCAAGCGACAAACGATTCCGGGTTTTAGTTGCCGGTCGTCGATTCGGCAAATCGTACTTGTCATGCGTTGAGCTACTTCGTGGAGCGCTCAATCGTCCGGGTGAAACGTTCTTTTACTGTGCCCCGACGTACCGGATGGCGAAAGATATTGCATGGCGAGCGTTAAAAAAGCTGGTTCCGAAGGTTTGGATCAAGAGCAAGAACGAAACAGACCTACGAATCGAGCTAATCAACGGTTCAACCATTGAATTGAAGGGCACTGAGAACGCAATGGCGTTGAGAGGCCGGAGTTTGAGCGGTGTGGTGCTGGATGAGGCGGCATTTATGGATTCAGAGGTCTGGTTTGAGGTGATCAGACCTGCATTGGCGGATAAAGAGGGTTGGGCGTTGTTTATTTCAACGCCAGACGGTACAGCTAGCTGGTTTTATGACTTGTGGTGCTATGTCCCAGACGACGAAACAAACGAATGGCAACGATGGAGCTATACAACGATTGAGGGCGGAAACGTCAGTAAGCACGAGGTCGAAGCAGCCCGCGCTCAACTTGATACGCGCACGTTCCGCCAGGAATTCGAAGCGTCCTTCGAGAACCTGACTGGTTTGGTGGCCATCAGCTTTTCGGACGACAACATTTCAACGGACGCCAAGGACATTTCGATTCAACCGTTACTGCTGGGCGTTGACTTCAACGTGGATCCAATGAGTGGCATCTGCGCGGTCAAAGATCAGGACACGTTGTACGTGTTTGACGAGATCATGCTGACTGGCGGTGCCACAACTTGGGATTTTGCCGATGAAGTTACTCGTAGATACGGTGTGGATCGTCGGGTTATCGCCTGTCCTGACCCTACAGGCGGCGCAAGAAAGACAAGCGGAGTGGGCGTAACGGACCACGCAATTCTCAGACGTAGCGGTTTCACGGTTCAGAGTCCCAGGTCACCGTGGAAGATCCGAGACAAGATCACAGCGGTCAACACTGGCCTGATGGATGCTTCTGGGGCGCGACGGGTCAAGATCCACCCGAGGTGTAAGGAGTTGATCAAGTCGTTGCGGACGCTGACTTACGCACCAGGGACTGGTTTGCCTAACAAAAACTTAGGTGTGGACCACGCCTTTGATGCTTTCGGGTATCTTGTGTTGCAGCAGTTCAACTTGGCCAAGCCTGAGGCCATGGGAACTACGTCATACCGCTTGTATTGAGGATGTTTCGTCCGCTCAACGCACCTTGTTGTCCGAAATGTGGGTCAGAGGAGTCAAAGGTGATGGGGCGCTATACGTCGCAGGACAATGATTGTGTGCGTGAGCGGCGGTGCTTGGAGTGTGATCATCGGTGGAAAACGCTGCAATCACCTGAGGAAGAGCTTCATCCGTCAGTGCAGGTGAAGTTTTTTAGATGGAATTCGCCTAGCGGCAGTAAGCGTCGCGTGACGTTGGAATACGGGTCTAAAGCTGTTTAGGATGCGTCTACTGCTGCTTTGTTCGTATGGCTGACAAAAAAAGCGCTGCAATGAAGCGGTGTGAGGGCTACATGAAAGCCGTTCGCAAGGGCAAGAAGAAGGCTAGTAAGAAGAAAAAGTAACGGTTAGACTGGGTATGTCGTCGCATTTTGCGTCATGCCTAAAGGTCCAGGGACTTACGGCACACAAAAAGGCCGTCCGCCCAAGAAGAAAAAGGGCATGAAGAAGGGCAGCAAAAAGATGCGGTGCAGCTGTGGCCAGTGAAAACGTCCCAGTAAACAAGACGCTTTATGCTCGCGTGAAGGCTGAGGCCAAGCGCAAGTTTGACGTGTATCCAAGCGCGTATGCAAATGCGTGGCTTGTGCGCGAATATAAGAAGCGTGGTGGCACTTATCGCAAAGCAACCAGTGGCGGAACGAAAAAAACCACGAAAACCCGCAAAACCAAAAAAGCCAAGTAAGGGCCGTGGTGGCCTTGGCCGATGGTTTGACGAGAAATGGGTCGATATAAAGACCGGGAAGCCTTGTGGCCGCTCCAAGGGGGAGAAGCGGGACTATCCGGCGTGCCGACCGTCAAAACGGGTGTCGGACAAGACGCCTAAGACGACTAAAGAGATGTCGCCTGCCGAAAAAGCCCGGTTTAAACGCGAGAAAACCGGCTCAAAGAAGATAAGCTATCAGCATAAGCGCCGTAAATCTACCAAAAAGAAAAATGGCTGAAAAGAAAAAGCGCAAAAAGGGGCCAAATCTGAGCGTTGGTCGTGGTGAAAAACTTCCGGCAAGTAAGGGTGCCGGACTAACTGCAAAGGGCAGGGCTAAATATAATCGAGAAACGGGCTCAAACTTGAAGCCACCTGTCACTGGCAAGCCCAAGAACAAAAAAGAGGCTGCACGTAAGAAGTCTTTTTGCGCTCGTAGCAAGAGTTGGACTGGTGAACGCGGCAAGGCTGCCCGGCGTCGCTGGGGTTGCAACAACTAATCAACGGTTAAAATGAAAACATGACTTACTCCGTCCCAGGGCTCGTCAGGACCCATCTGGTCAGCAGCTCCTATATGGGGAGTGTTGACAGTCCGTTTGTGCGAACGCGGGCAGTAATCGACCAGATGAAGGGCTGGGAGATTATGAAGGCCGTTACAAACGGCACGGAGTATTTGCGTGATAACTGCGAAGCGTTTTTGCCTCTAGAGCCGCGTGAGGACTACAGCGCGTACTTAGCGCGAGTCAATCGCTCTGTTTTTACGCCTTATACGCAGCGTTTGCTTCGTGCAGCGGCTGGGTTAATCCTGCGAAAACCAATTAGCGTCCAGGGTGATCCCTACTGGACAGATGTTTTTAACAAGGACGTTGACGGGTGTGGCTCAGATTTAGATGAGTACGCTCGACGACTCTTGATCTGTGCCCTGACGTATGGGCACTGCCACACGCTGGTT